GACAGAAGACCCCCACTCTCCCGGAGGAGAGTGGGGGTCATCATGGTTTCACCGCACGGGCGTGACGAGGTCCGGGCGGCTGATCTGCGCGATCCAGGAGCGGCCGGCGCCGGGGTTCACCCAGCCACCCTCCTCGATCTTCCCCTTCGCCAGGTTGTACCCGGCGATGCTGGGGATGATGTGCGCGAGCACCGGCTTCCCGTACGAGCGGATGCCGGGGAACGTGCCCGTCGTCGTGCGCGACCACGCGTCGGTCGACGCGGTGTACTCCATGCCGAGGATGTCCCAGTGAGACTGCTCGGCATCGATCTTCCCGGCCGCCCAGTCCGCCTCGTAGAAGTAGCACGCGGTCATGTAATCGCGCGCCTTCGCCGCATCGGCGATCGCCATGGCACCGGACCCCGTGCCGACGTACTTCACGACAATGCGGCTCGGCCCGCCGTGCGCGTCGAGGACGTTCAGGAACGCCGCCGTCCCGCCCGTGTTGTACTTCGGGTCGACGTGCACGAGCGCCTCGCCGGCGAACTCGTCGAGGAACGCGTCGAGGCGGTAGAACGGCGCGGGTAGCCCGGCGGCGTTCAGCGCGTTGACGTGGGTCTGCACCTGCGCCCAGGTCATCGCCGAGAGGTTCGGGAGACCCGTCTCCATCGCGACCCGGTTGATGTCCGCGTCGTGGCATCCGACGAACACGCCGTCGCTGGTCCGGTTGCAGGAGAACTCGAGCATCCGGTAGTCGCGTGCGGTCGCGGCGTACCGATACGCGCGACGCGACATCTCCGGCTGGCCTGCCACGGCCGACGCACCGCGGTGCCCCATCGTCACCCCCGGGGTGCTCAGGCTCTGCGCGAGCGTGAACGCCGGGCGGGTGAACCGCACCGAGGCGGGCGCACGGCGGACGCCGTCACCGTCGATGTAGCTGACGTACCCGAGCGTGCCGTCGCCGAGCTTCACCGGCACGCCGATCGGTGCGGGCGGGGCGACCTTCCCGCCCCGGATCGTCGCCGAGTACCCTCCGGATGCCGATGCGCCGGCGAAGCCGCCGGACAGCGCGGCGAAGTCCGTGGAGCTCTCGACCCGGTACCCGATCCACAGGGCCGTGCGAGATCCCGTCGTCACCTCGTTGAGGGTGTTCTGCGCGTTCGCGATCGTCGTGCACCCGGCCGGGATGGTCGAGGGGACGTGCGAGATCCCCGCGGTGCACTCGGCGGCGAGCATGACGATCGTGAGCGCGGGCGCGCCGCTGAGAGTGTGCGCGTTGAACATCACGATCCCCGCGTTCGCGGAGTTCCCGCCGTACTGCGTCGTCCCGACGACGGCGAGCGTGCCGAGCTCTTCCGGGTTGTACCGGACGGCGAACGCGACCGCGCGTCCGCTCGGTCCACTGACAACGTACGTCGCGGGCTCCGCGGAGACGGCGCCGATCTGCTTCACCCACACCTGAGCGACACGGTTCGCGTTGTTCGGCAGCGTCGGGGTCACGGTGACGGGCTGGAAGCCAGCGGGCGGCGTCCACTGCGTGGTGCCGGTGCCGTCTTGGGAGCGCGCGCCGAGCATCACCCAGCCGTTGTCGACGAGATCCGCAGGGCGCGCCGGCGCGAGCGACGTACCCGCCCCGATCCCGTCGTAGGTCGGCGTGCCGAACAGAGCCATTACGCCGACGCCTCCCATACGAGCGTGTACGGCGGCGTCCCTGCGGGGGGCATGCCGCCGTTCGGGATGAACACCACCTCGCCCAGCCCGACCGTGTTCAGCCCGCCGCGCGGCACGACTCCCTGATGTCCCGCGACTGACTGCACGAGATTGGATGCCGGATCTCCCGGGTCACCCTTGTCGCCCTTCGCCCCGGCGGCACCCGAGTCACCCTTCGCACCGGTCGCGCCCGTCACCCCGGTCGCGCCTGTCGCCCCGGCTGCACCCTGCACTCCCTGCGCACCAGGTGCGCCCTGTGCGCCGGGAACACCGGGAGCACCGGGAGCTCCGACGAGTGAGCCGAGCCACTGCGTGACCGTGCCGACGAACCCGTTCGCAACGGCCACCTCGTAGGCGGACTTCCCGGCAGGACCGGGCGTACCAGGGCCGCCACCCTCGCCGAGTAGCGGGCCGACCTCGTCGGCGATCTGCTGGGCAGTGACGGAGCCGGTGTGCCCCGCGACGTCAGAGACGGCGACGACAGGGCCAGACACCGGGAGCCCTACCGAACCGTCAGGGATGCGGTCGAAGTCGATCACGCCCTGACCCGCGAGCGGCTGCAGGTGCTTCACACGGGAGCGACCGCCGGCGGTCTCCGTGAGGCGATACGCCCACATCGTGATCGGGTGCTGTCCGTCGTCGACCCAGCCCGCCTGATCCACGACCGGTACCGTGATCGATCCGAGCACGCCCTCACCGGCCTTCGCCATCGCGTTGACCGGCAGTAGAGCAGTACCATCTGTCGTCCACGTGACGCTGCGCGTCGCGCCGCCAAAGATCGCCTCGGCCGTCAGCATCGCGGCCACCGGAGTGCCGTCGACCGTGATGCCTTTGCCGAACACCACGGTCGCGGTCTCCACGCCGTCCGGGTAACTCACGGTCAGATCCTCTTCGGCGTGTTGGTGTTGTCAACGGCGAGGCCGAACACCAGGCGCAGGTACGTCCACCCGGCCACCGCGGGGACCGTCAGCCACGTGAGGTCGAAACCGTTCGCGGCCGCGTCGACAGCGATCACGGTGCCGAGCACCGCACCGATCACGTCGAGCGTGGTGCGCGCGATGATGCGCACCTTCGGGTTCTCGATGACCACGTTCGGGGTCTCGCTGGGAATGCTCATCACAGGTCACTTCTCCTTGTTGTTGATGGCGTCGGTCAGCCGACCGATGTCCTTGCGGAGACCGCGCACGTCGGCGCGGACCTCCCCGGTTTCGATGCGTCCGGCCTGCACGTCTTCTCGCAGCTGGACGGTGTCGTCGGATGCCTTGCGCGCGGCGCGCACGGCGTGCTCAGCGGTCTCGGCGACGCGCGCGATCCGGGCGTCGAGTTGGTCGATGTCGTCGCGCAGGTTCGTGCCGTGGCTGTTCTTCACCTGATGACGGATGTCGCCGGCGCGCTGCAGCACGAGCCCGAGGATGGTGGCGGCGGCGCCGAGCAGCGCGACGAGCACCTTCGCGGTCGGCTCATCGAGCAGCGCTTCTCCGGTGTCGTCGCGCAGTCCCGAGGACCAGATCAGCGCGGCTCCCGTGGCCACAATCCCGATCGCGATGATCACCCACGACGGAGTCGTGCGGCGCCGGTGCCGCTCGGCGTCCTCCTGCGCCCCCGCGGACATCACAGATTCCCGAAGATGACGTAGACGAACGGTGAGGCGACGACCAGCGCGAGCACGACGCCCGCGACGACCCACCACACGCTCGTGCGCGGGCGTGGGCGCTCCTGAGCGTGACGCATGTTCGAGCCCTGCATCAGTTCACCCGCGAGTACGCGCGACCGTTCGCCGCCTCGGCGCGACCCCACGCGGCCGTCGTGCCCGGCCCACGGTCGCCATCGATCTTGCTGGCGTAGCCCCACTTCTCCTTGAGCCACTGCTGCGCGGCGCGCAGGGTGTCGCCGCCGTCGTCGCCGTCCTCCGCGATGCGGCGGCCGAGCGCACGCTCGGAGTAGCCCTTCGCGTTCATGAAGCGCTGGAACGCGGCGATCGTGCCCGTGCCAGGGTCGCCGTCGATCTTCCCGCGGTACCCGAAGTCGGACTTCAGCATCCGCTGGATGCCGACCCACGGCAGGCCACGCAGGGAGTCGTGCCCACCAGGCGCGGGCGCGGGCGGCGTGACGGCCGGCTGAGCCGTCGAGACGTCGTAGCCCATGACCCAGTTCGTCCAGCACAGGAACCGGCGCCCCCATGCCTTCTCGATCGCCGCGATCGACGTGATCCCGACACGCCCCGACGAGGGGATGTCGGTCGAGACGACGTTGCCGCCACCGACGCTGATGCAGATGTGGCCGTACCCGTTGCCGCCCGCGGAGAAGAACACGATCGCGCCCTTCGGCGGGGTGCGGTCGTACTTCCGGTTCGCGACCGGGACCGTCTCGAGCGCACGCAGCGCGTACGTGTAGAACCCCGGCCGATCAGACTGCCGCGAGCCGAGCGCCTCGTAGACCGCCTGCAGGCACTTCCCGGTCGCGTAGCGGGTCCAGGACGCGAAGCGGTTCGCCGCATCGACGCCGGACAGGATGCCCTTGCTCACAGTTCCACCTCCGTCTGCACGTCCCCCTCGGGGGTGTTCTCGATGTCCTCGTACACCGGCACGTCGGCCGGCACGTTCTCTGATGCCACGGTGGGCACCTCCCTTCATGACGAAGCCCCCGGCGGATGCCGAGGGCGGGTGTGCTGTTACTGCTAGTCGGCGGCCGACGCGCCGGTGTGGGTGGACGGCCAGCATTCGGCGCAGTACGGTCCGAGCGAGCTCGGGTCGTCGAGATCAGCGTCGGGGCGCAGGACGTCGTAGCGAGCGGGCTCGGTCGGGTCGACGGCATCCAGGCCGCACCCAAGGCATTTCTTCATGCGACTCCTAGTCGGTGACAAGTGCCGGACCGCGGTAGCGGGCACCCATCTGGCCGCGGACTGCGGCGGCCTGTGCGGTTACGTGGACGCTGAGCGCGCCGGACTGGCAGACCGTGTCGAAGCGGTCTCCGGCGAGCATGAGCTCGTGGGGAAGATCGCCGTGGACGTAGGTCAGCATGGTGCTGACCAGCGTGTAGGCGAGACCGTCCTGGAAGCGTGGGACCGCGTTACCGGCCGCGTTGACGTGGCGGAGGAAGTAGTTCGCAGTGCCGCTGCCGTTCTGCTGCGTCGTCCAGAACCGCAGATCGTAGTAGCCGGGTATCTTGCAGATGCCCTGGTACGTGCCGTTGATATCGAACGCCGCTGCGCCGCCGCGACGCCACACGTTGCCAGTCCATCCGGTGAGGTTGTTACCTGACGACGCCGCGGCGGCCGCCGTCGGCTCCATCGTCATCTCTGGCCCGTCCAGCCCGGTCGGATACCAGGAGGCCGACACCCCTGCCACGAGCCCCTTGGCGGTGAGTCCGGACAGTCCGCTCGGCGCGTAGTAGCCCTCTTCCCAGCCCAGATCCGTGTTGAACCATGTGATCTTTCGGTTCGCGAGCGATACCCGTTCAGGATCCGTTGACGGCACCCCGAAGGTGGCGTCACGCTGCGCGGTCGTTCCACGCAGTGCGACGTCTGCGGAGATCACGGTGACGCGGCGGTTCTGCTCGACGCAGAGCACGCGCGCACCCTCGCGCAGCGGGAAGATCGCGGATGCCGGCGGGAACGGGAGCGGGGCGGCGTCCCCGTCGAGCTGCACCGCGAGCGGCGTCGTGTCCGTGACGGTCCCCCACCGGACGGCGGGCATGACGTCAACGCGCGCCCACAGCTTGCCGATCTGCGCGAGCACCGGGTCGAGGATGTTGGTCACGACACCTCCCGCCATTCAGCTCTCACGTCCGTGTCGAACGTGAACGACACCGCCATCCGCTGCACCGTCGCGAGCCGGCGGATCCCGTCTTCGGGCGTGAAACCGATCAGATCGTTCGGCTCGAGCCCGATCAGCGCGTGGGTGACGGTCAGCCGGGCGACAGGGTCCATCGCGTCGCGCAGCTTTCGCGCCGCGTACTGGTCGATGACCTGCTGGCTGGCCGCTTCGACGCCTTCCTCGGTCGCGGTGATCCACCGGCCGCGCCGCTGGAACGAATACTGCGAGTTCGGATCCTCGTTGGTCGCGACGCCGACGAGCGCAGCGACGGTGTCGCTGCCCTGCCCGACGGCGACGAACCGGTTCGGCACGGACGTCTGGTCCTGCTCACGGTCCCAGTCGGGGAAATGCAGCGACCGTGCGCCGTGCTCGAATTCGAACGCGACCGGCCGGGACGCGGGGTTCAGGTATGGCTGCACCCGGAACTGCCCGGCGCCGTCGCACCACAGCGACCAGTATCCGATCGCCTGCAGCAGGTCGTTGATGATGGTCAGCTTCGACGTGCCGGCCTCCCACGTCAGCGGGGACGTTAGCGCGGCCGTGCTCGCGGTCGCCGCGATCCGGGTCTCCCCCGCCGAGGTGATCAGAGCGACCACGACCGGGACGACGACCGTGCCCACCGCGAGGGAGTAGCGGGCCTCGACCGTGTCCTCGGCGATGATGTTCATCTTCGACAGCAGCTGCACCGTGTGGGTGACGTCGACCGCGGTGTGCTTCGCCGTCGGCGACGCGAACAGGTACGTCCCGAAGGGCCACGAGATGCCGCGGTCGGTGTAGATTGCCTGCACCCGGTGCGACATCCAGTCGATGCCCTGGTCGCCGTCGATACTCAGCGACCCGGAGCCGCCGAGCACCGACTGCGCCACGACCTCGGCGGATCCGCCAGTCACGCCGTCGATACGGTGCAGCTCGCGGTCGCTCGCGTCGAGCAGAGCGAACGCCCACCCGGTCATCTCGCCTCCGTCTCCGTGAAGGTGAATCGATACCCCCAGTACCCGTTCCACGTCGCGCCGCTGTCCGCGGCCATGATCCGGGGAATGCTGATCTGGTCGACGACCCCGTAGATGCGGCGGCCGTCGGGGTCGCGGAAAAGGAACTGCTCCGCATCGGACTGCACGATCTCCCGCAGACGCTGCACAGTCGCCGTCTCACCTGCGTCCCACACGTTCCCGGCGACATCGATCGAGCGATGCAGCGCTTCGCCGGTCACGCCGACAGGCAGCTTCCGGCCCGCGTAGTGCTTCAGCGCCCGCTCGCGCGCGACGGTGTGTGTAACCTCCGGGTTCAACGGGAGTCGCCCTGTGATTCCGAAACGGACCCCGGTAGACAGCCACAGAGAATCCGACCGCGACTGGACGGTGATCGTCGTCGCGGCAGTCGCGTTCTCGACCGTGTACGCCGTCGCCCGGTACTGGGTATCTCCGTACGACAGGGACTCCCAGTCGATCAGCGTCGCCCCAGCAGTGAGGTCGACGACAACCTCCCAGATACCGGCGATCGCGCGCTCGACAACGATCCGCACGGTCGGGTCGAGCGCTGGGTCGACCCCGGCCGCTACGGCAAGAGCTACCCCGCCCTGCGTCTCATCCCATACCCCGCTGACTACCGGCGCCGCGGGCGGATCGAAGGTGACGACGAATGCCTCCGACGCCCAGACAGACCAGACGTCACCCGTCGCGGCACGAACGCGCAGCGTCCATGCCCCCTGCGTGAGTTTCGTCGCCAGCACCACTGACCCTGAGGCACCAGATCCCTGCTGGGACTCGATGACGATGCCGGCGGAGATCAGCTCGAGCTGCCACGCGGACTGCGGGCGGCCCTGCGCCTGCAGCCACGACCAGGTCACCGTCAGCAGCGACGCGTCCCAGGTGCCGTCAGGCTGGGTGACGGCGACGCCGGGGCGGTCGATCACGGTCACGACCGCGGTCGCCGACCAGGCCGACCAGTCAGGATGCGAGCCCTTCGTGCGCACCTGCCACTCGCGATCGCCCACCGGCAGAGTTACCGTGCGGGACGAGGCGGTCGTGCCGCTGAGCGTCGTCCACGCCCCCGCGGGGACACGGTGACGCAGCTCGTACGCGGTCTGCGCCGACGAGTCGACCGGGTTGTGCGTCCACTGGAACTGAATGGTCTCGTCGACCGGGCGCACCGCACCGTTCGGATTGAGGCCGGTAGGCGGGTTCGGGGCCGACAGCAGCTGCACCGTGTTCGAGTACACCGACCACGCCGAGTACAGGGTCGTCGACCCGACGCCCCCGGAGGCGAGGCTCGCCCGCGCCCGGTAGCGGTGCGGGACCGCAGGGTTCGGGGTGACGTGCGTCCACGGCAGGGAGCCCACCGCGAGGCCCGAGACGACGGTCGTCGTCTCGTCCTGGATGTCAACGGCGATCGTGTAGCCCGCGACGGTCGCGGCGACGCTGATGTCGTTCGACGAGCGCGTCGCCGCGAGCCCGGTCGGCACCGGCGGAGTGGTGAACACGGATGCTGTGTTCGACCACCCCGACCAGCCGGCCGCCGCGCCGCCGGCGACGCGGTAGGTGTACTTCTGGGCGGCGATGGTGGTCGTGTCGGTGAAGGACGCCGCGTTGCCGGCGGCGACGGCGATCTGCTGCCAGGCGCCGTCGTTCGTCTGCCGCTGGATCACGACCGACGTGTACGTCGAATTGCGGACCCAGTTCAGCGCGTGCTGCTCGTCGGCCACGCGGGTCACGGTCAGCGACGACGGCGTGCGCGGGATGGTCGGCAGCGTGAACCACTGGGTGCCCGTGTCGGCGGATCCGAAGACGGATGTCGTCGAGTGGACACCGCGCAGGGCGACGGACAGGGTGCCGTCCGCCGCATGCCCGACCGTCTGGTACGTGTCGAGCATGTAGAGGACTTTGCCTGCCGAGTCCGGCCGAAAGTCGAGGTTCCGCGCCCCGGAGAACGACCACGTCCCCGTCAGCGACCACGCGAAGTTGTCGACCGCCCATGAGCCGCCACCCGACTTCGAGTGCGCGAACATCTGGATCCGCACCGTCGATGTGTTCGCACCGATGTCCTGCGACACCAGATCGATGACGACGTACAGGTCGTAGTTCGTGCGTCCCGAGTAGTTCGCGGCCCACTGCACCATGAGTCCCCCTTAGATATGCCAGTAGGTCCCGCGCTCAGGCGGGGCCTACTTGGCGTGCGTCGCTACCTGCCGAGCTGGGATCGAGTGGCAGCTGATGACGGCAACAGAGACACAATTCGGCCGTCGATGATCCTGACGAGACCATCGCCGCCGATCTCCAACTGGCCGGTGATGGCCAGCCCGATCAGCTGAGAAGCGACATCCGTCGATCCACCGCCGAACCCGCCGCCGAACATGCCAAGCTCCTGGCCTGTGCGCACCCAGACCTGCTTCGATCGCGCCTGGCGCGCCGGGTCGAGGCTGATGTACGCCTCGTCGTACTCCTCGGCGAACTTGTGCATCCCACCCGGTCGATACGGGTAGATTCCCGGCTCGAACCCACTGCCAGCGAACGCCTTCACGCCGCCGGAGTAGTAGCCGCCAGCCGCGTTCGCCGAGACGGTCACGCTGCCGACACGGAACGACTGGTTTCCCTCGACATCGACATGCACCTTCACGCGCCGGCCGCTGTTCAGCGTCACGAACTGGTCGATCTTCTGCTGCGCCGCAGCGGTCTCAGAGATGATGCTGATCTCTTTCGCGTCGGGCAGGGCGAAGACCTTGTCGGCGAGCGCCTGCACTTCCGTCGCGTTGTAGCCGGCCTGGATCGCGGCGTCGATGAATGCCTGTCGTTGAGCGCCCAGCGTCCCGACGTACTTCTGCGTCGCCTCTTCGGCCGACATCGTGGCCTGATCCTGCTCGAACTGGGCCTTCGCCGCGTCCTGCGCCGCCTTCGCCACGTCAGCGAGGGATGCCGCATTCGCGGACCCCGCGGCCGAGGCCTCGTTCAGCGAGGTACCGTTCTTCGCTACCTGATCGCCGAGCCCGGCGAGGGCTTCTTGCCATCGCGCGTTCGCTGTTACGGCGTCTTGACCGACGCCATTTGCCTCGTTGATCCGATCGATCAGACCGACGAGCTCGTCGCTCAGCGATTGAACAGCCGCGGTCTCGTCCATGTAGGCGGTGGCCGCGAGCTCCGTCGCCCGTGTCTGGTCCTCTGTCGATGCAGTGAGCGAATCACGCGCCGCACCGGTGTCGTCGATCTGACCGCGAGCTTCTTCCTCGGCTTCACGAAGAGAGGCGACCTTGTTCTCGAGCTGCTCCATGGCGTAGCCCGCATCGAGTGTCTTGCCGGCGGCGGCATACGCGTCCGACACGCGGTCGCGGAACGTTTCGTACTCGGCGCTGGTGCCTTTCACGGCATCCGTGACCTCCTCGAGGCTGATGCCGAGCTTGCGGGCGTTCTCGACCGCGGATCCGCGGTCCATCCACATGAAGCTGTCCTTCATCGCCAGCTGCTCGGCGATGAAGTCCTCGGCCGCATCTCCACCAGCACGGATCGCGTCGGCATACTCGCTCGCTCGCGCGCGAGCTTCGGCCTGCGCGGCAGACACGGCGCCGATGACAGCGACTAGCGCGGTGAGGGCGATGAACACTCCCCCGCCGACGAGCGAGACCCCCTTCATCGACCACTTCATGGTCTCGAGGGCCGTCTTGAACTCGGCAATTTTCGGAACCATCAGCATCGCCGTACCACCGGCGAGCAGCATCGCGCCGACGGCGAGACTGCCTGCGAGTACCGCCTGCTGAGCGCCGTCCGGCAGCCCGTTGAACGCGTCGACGAGGTTGGTCAGCCCCTGCACAAAGGCGCGCAGCGGGCCGTTCGCGGATTCACCCATGGTGATCATCGCGGTGTCGAGGGCGCCGTTGAACTGCTCCCAGTCACCGATGAGGTTGTCGAGGCGGGTTGCGGCAGTTTCTGCGGCGTACCCCTGGTCGTTGACGGCGTCCGTCCAGTCGTTGATGCCGTTCTTACCTTCGGCGAGCAGCACGTTCGCTCCACGGATCGCGTCTTGTCCGAAGATGATCGCGAGCGCCGCATTTCGCTGCTCCTGCGTTAGGCCTTTCATGCTCGTTTCGAGCTGCCCCGCGAGTCCGGCCATGCCGACGAAATTGCCCTGCGCGTCGTACGCGTTGATGCCGAGTTCTCGCATCTTCTCGGCGGCTTCGCCGGAGGGGTTGGCGAGACGCAGCAGCATCGTGCGGAAGGAGGTTCCCGCGTCGGATCCGAGTAGGCCGGCCGAGGCGAACGCCGACAACGTACCGACCGTCTCATCGACGGAGACCCCAAACTGGTTCGCGACCAGCCCGCCCTGCGCGAGGGCCTGGGACATGTCCGTCACGTCACCCATGGCCTTGCCCGCGCCTGCCGCGAGAAGGTCAGCGACGTGAGAAGCATCCGATCCGGCGAGACCGAACTGTTGCATCGTTGTCGCTGCGATTCCAGCTGCCTCGGCGACGCCCAGGCCGCCCGCGGCGGCGAGATCGAGTGCACCAGCCAGTCCGCCATTGAGGATGTCGGCCGTCGACACCCCCGCCTTCGCAAGCTCCTCGATCGCGCCGGCTGCCTCTGTCGCTGAGAACACGGTGCTCGCACCGAGATCCAGCGCCGCCTGCCGAAGAAGCCCGATATCCTCCGCGGACGCGTGGGACACCGCCTGCACGTTCGACATGGCCTTGTCGAACTCGGCGAACTTGGCAACCGCGATCCCGACACCTGCGACGATCGCCGCTCCCATCGCGACGCCGGCCGTGCCGAGCAGGGTCAGAGCCTGCCGGGTCTGCGCCAGCTTCTCCGCCTGCGTGCCGACGGTGCGTGTCGCCTCCGCAGCGTCGGCCATCCCCTTCCGGTACTCGTCGACCGTGGCGACCAGCCGAACCTTGACGACGCGCTCGGCCATGATGCACCTCCTGGTCTGCCACTACACTCGGCGGCATGCGAATGAAACTGATCGCGCTCGTCGCGCCGGTAGTGGTCCTCGTCGGTTGTGCGGGCACGCCCGACGCACCCACCACGTCGTCGCCTACGGCCGCCCCATCGACGGCCGCCGCCAGCGAGTGGGAGTCGAAACCGTTCTGTGACGTGTTCGACGCGCAGCGGACCGCGTATCAGGACGCCCTCGACTCGACTGAGCCCGTGACGACGAGCAAGATGGAGCCGTTCAAAGAGTGGGCCGACGCGCTCAAGACGAAGGCCGATGCTGACGTCGCAGCTGATGTCGCGACCTTCACGGGGCCGCTCTACTTGACCGAGAACGCCACCGTGAGCCTGGTCGACGTGTTCATGGCCGGAAACGCGATCGCCCGGTACTGCATCACGAACGGCTAGTCCGCGAGGTCCACCGTCCAGAGAAGGTGATCCATACCGGCCTGCTCGCCGTACGCCTTCTTCCACTCCGCCTGTGCCTCGTGCAGCGCCTTCGCAGCGAAGTCGGTCGTCGGCGGAGGCACGGTGAACCGGCCCATGTTGTTCGGATCGGTCGCTTCATCAAGCAGCCGCCCGTGGTGGCCGCGCGACTGCCGCTCGTGACGACGCGCCTCAGCGACGACCCGCACGTCCCACGGACTCCACTCCGGCTCCCGAACCGTCACCGAGCGGATCATCCGCCCGGCGCCGTCGTACTCGTACGTCGTGATCTCGGCGGGTTCCCACCCAAGAAGACGACGCGGTGAAACTCCTAGTTCTCGGGCGAGGGCGAGCCCTTGCCCGAGAGCGCTTTTCCCAGCTTGCTCATCTCCTGAGCCTGCTCGAGCACGTTGACTCCCCAAATCGTCACTTCGACGGCGTTGCGCCACACCGACGCGAGGGCGGAATAGACCTCTGCCCAGTCGTCGGAAGACAGCTGCTGCCCGTCGATCGTGATGCCCGGGTACGTGCGAGTCAGCTCCTTGGGGTTGTACCCGTAGGTCATATCACCGGGCAGTCCTGCGCGCACCGGGCACCGCGCCACGAGCTCCTCCCACGGGTCGGGGTGCAGCTGCGCGACCTCGACCGTGATCTCTGTGCCTCCGAGCACGACCTGCACGTTCGAGACCTTGACGGTTTCCATCTCCTGCTTCGCTGTGGCGACCAGCGCCTTCAGATCGACCATGATTCTTCTCCTCACCTGCGTCCTCACCGGGTAGGCCCGGGGCAGGGGGTGAGGAACCCTGCCCCGGGGATCTGGGGTCACGCCGCGGCGACCACGACTTCGCGCTCGACCTTGCCGCGGATCGTCGGCGAGGTCGTCTTGTGCGCGTCGGTGTTCGCCGTCGCCGGGATGTCGTCGCTCGCAGACGTCGTGATCGGCACGATGTCGTTGATCTTGTCGCCGGCCTCGAACGTGTGACCGTTGTCGTAGCCGAGCGCGTGGACGATGTACCCGCTGGTGCCGACGACGCCGAGAACGGTCTCAGCGACCGTCGGCGTCTCTCGGTTGTAGACGTACAGCAGCGTCAGCTTGTACTTCACGGTGCCGTCCGCAGTGAGCTCCTGGTCGAGCGTGTAGCGCGTCGAGACGCGCTCGTTGCGCGTCGTCGCGAGCGCGTAGCCCTGCGGCCCGTACAGACCGTAGGTCAGCTTCTTCACCGTCCCGGCGTTGAGCTCGGCGATGGTCGGCGCGGCCGGGTTCGCGAGAGTCGGCACGAAGAGCACGATGCCCTTGCCGTCGTACCCGAAGCCTTCCTGCACAGTTTCGGTCGTCATTCGTTCTTCTCCTCAGGGTTGAGCCCCGCGGAGGGGGCGGTGTCCTCACCGGTCTTGGAAGCCCGCTTCGTGCGGGGCTTGGGGGCAGGTTCCTCCTGCGGGTCCGGCACGACGCCGGGAATGTGGGATGCAGGTCGCGCTCTCGGGACCTGCATCGTGTCGATGACCTCGTACAGGTCGGCATTTCGCTCGCACTCGTCGACGCTTACGTCGAACTCGTGAAGGGGATCTCCGGGCGTTGCACCGCGGACTCGAATGAACATCAGATGGCCCTCCTTGACCAGAACTCGAACGACAGATCCATGTAGTGCAGGTCTGTGGTTTCGTCGTATCGGGCCTTGCCCTCCTCGACGGATGGAACCAGCGTCACGGGGTCGCACCTGCGCCCCACGACCGCCGGTATCTTCCCGATCACGCTCAGCACGGCGTCGGCAAGCAGCAGCAGCCCGTCCGCGTCGACGGCGACGACGCGGACGTCGTACCGCCACCTGGACTTCGAGTCGGCGCGCTGCGGCGCCGCGAAGCGGTCATCGCCGAGATCTGCCGGCCCATCCGGGAACAGCACGACGTAGTTCGCGCGCACCGGCTTCCCGGACTCGAACCGGACAGAGGTGAACACCTTCCCGACCAGCAGGGCGACGACCATCAGCAACGCCTTGAACGCTGCGAAGTGGGCCTTCATGCCGCCCCCTTCGGGCCGATCTCCCCGGCGCCGAGCGGCCCCGTGATCGCTTCCGCGGTCGCGTCGAACACCGCGATCTCGAGCCCTCGCACGAAGTCGGGCTCGTTCGCCTCGAGCGCGTCGCGCCCGGCATGCTGTGGGGCGGAGAGGACTCCGCCTGGCGCGTCCTCGACGAACCCGAAGGATCCCTGGTTCCGGTCGAGATTCGGACCGATATCGGACGCGATCTCCCCGCCTCCGTATTCCATGTCGAAGTCGACGGATGCCGCATACCCCGCCAGACCGGACCTGTGCGCGGACTGCGCCCAGTCCTTCTTGATGTGCATCGACGTGACCTTGAGCGCCTTGTCGACGTTCCGCGCTGCGGCCTCGGGCGCTCCCCTCAGGTCGGACGACAGCTCGAGCAGCTCGTCGAATCCATCTGCGGTCATGTCAGCTCCTTGAGCGGGTAGCGGTAGGCGGTGACTTGCCCCGCGGCGGGACGCCCATCAATCGAGAAGCGTCGACCGGCCATGAGCGGATCAGCGGATGCAGTCACGGCGACCTCGTCGCCCTTGACTAGCAGCGGGGATCCGTACGGGATCGACAGGTAGGGATCCTGCACTGCAACGGACTGCGCCGGCAACGGGGTCGCCGCCACGTCACGGGACGACCAGCGGAGCCGTCCGATTCCCGCGTACCGCTCCGTGGTGAGCACGCGGAGCGCGTCTCCTGTCGCCGGATCGGTGCTGTCGGCATAGAGGCCGACGGCCACGGTGTCGGTCATGCGGGACTCCGCGTGCTCCCGCAACTCCGGGAGCGCGGCGTCGATGTCGTCGCCGATCATGACGGACTCACGTAGAACGGCGAGGTGGAAGGAATTAGGTCGATCGAGAACGCCCCGCTCGCCCTGAGACCGATGCCGAGGAACGTCCACCACTCGTCGAGGATCGTCACGCGGCCACTGCCCGACTCGTACCGGCGAGATGTCGATCCGTCATCGACGGCGACCGTGATCTGCGTCGCATCGTCGGGCTTCTTGACCTGCGCGACGACCGCCTGCCGGATCACGTAGTCGAGTTTCGTCTGCGCCGGGGTAACGCCCTCCGCGGCGGCTCGGTCGTCGATCAGCAGGAGTGCGTCGTTGATCCACACCTGCCACTGCTCGGCCGTAGCCCCAGTTGGTTCGAGTCTCGCGAGCTCCGTGGCGATGTTGGATGGGGTGACCGCGGTCGAGAGCGACATGATGGCCTCCTAGTCAGACGTGGGGAGGGACGGCGACCGTGGCCGCCGCCCCTCCTGGTCACTTCTCGGTGACTTCCTGCTCGCCGGTGTCGATGTTCCGGTGGATGTGGACGACCGTGCCGTCGGGCTTGGTCGCGTCGAACTCCTCGAAGCGGTGCTTCGGCTCCTTCGGCTTCGCCGCCTGTGCGGGCTTGGCGGGCGCCGCGGCCGCGGGTGCCGCGGTCGCAGCGGCCTTCGCCGCGTCGGCTTTGGCTTTCTCGGCCTCGGCCGCCTTCTCAGCGACCTCGGCTTCCGCGGCCTTCGCCACTTCGGCAGCTGCGTCGTCGATCTTGGCCTGCTCCTCCGGGGTGACGACCGGGGTCGTCTCGCCGGGCTTGGCCATGGGCCGGCGGGCCATCAGCCGTTCAGCCATCCGGTCGAGCGGGCCGCGGCCTTGCCGCCGAACACGCCGACACCGCAGAAGAACTCGATGCGGGTGCGGAAGGCGGGCTTCGACTGCTGCTCGCCGAGGTCGCGGACGTCGACGCCGCCGTTCGTGAGACCGGTGACGGCTTGGTCGCCCTCGTCCTCGCCGAACTTCACGGCGTAGATCGAGGACGTCACGTTCGACGTGCCCTTGGTCTCGGTGAGCGGGAGGATGTCGACGCCCGCGGCGCTCGTGCCCAGGTCGAGGACCGGGATCCCGTTCCAGGTGAGCACGCGCTTCCCGGTGAGATCCTCCTTCACGATCTCGGTGCCACCCGCGCGGCGTCCCGCGGAGCGGATCTTGCCGAGCAGCTTCGCGTTCGCGTAGATCGCGCCGTTCGTGCCGTCGAGGCCGGGGACGGACGCGACGAGGTCGTCCATCGCGCCCCAGAACGCCTCGGTGTCGGCGTTGGTGCCGAACACCGGGGAGCCGTTCGCGCCCGGTGCGGTGATCACCTGCCCGCCGATGAGGCGCTTCTTCAGGCCGTCGAACGACTTCGAGTCCACGGCCACGTCACCGTTGATGAACGTGTCCTGGAACTTGTACGAGGCGGCCTTGACCTTCATCGCCGTCTGCACGGCGCGCTGGTCATTGAAGTTCGACCGGGTCTTCTGGATGAACGTGTCGACGTCGGCGTCGCCACCGAGGATGGCGAGCGTCTCCGTCTTCTGGTTCACCGTTCCGGTGGACTCGCTGTAGGAGTCGTTGACGCCGCGGAACTCGACGCCGGGGAGGGTGCCCTCCTCGTTGTACGCGAACGCGTTGCCCTCGATCTCCATGAAGGGGATCCGGTCGAGCAGGGGCGAGGTCTGCACGAACGTCTCGAGGACGCCCTTCTGCAGGGTGTTCTGAGACAGCTTCGCTGCCTCGGTGAGCGTGATTGCCATGAGAGGCTACTTCCCTTCGTTCTCTTCGTACGCGGCTCGGAGCGTGCCGATGCCGGGACGAGTGGATTCGGTCTTGCCGAGGGCAGGCTTGCCGCCCTCGTCGGGCACGACGTACCGCTGCGGTGCAGCGGGTTCCGCCGGTCCCTTGAATTTCAGGAGGGCGTCCGCAGACGCTTCCACCTCGGCCTGCGTGGTGCCGGACAGCAGTTCGACCGGAACCCCCTTGGTGGCGGCGATCTCGGCTCGGGTCTTCGCGACCGTGAGCTGCGCGATCTCCGTCTTCTTCGCCGCGAGCTCGTCATCGACGCGCTGCTGTTCGCTCTTCCCGGCGTCCTCGATCTCCTGCAGCTTCTGCCGCGCCGCGGCGAGCTCCCTCTCTGCGGCGCTGCGAGCATCGCGCTCGGACTGCAGGGCGGCGAGCCCCTTCTCACCGAGAGGCTCATCGGCCTTCGGCGCGGGAGTGGCGGGCGGCGGGGTCGGGACCGGCGCGGGCGGTGCCGGGGTACCGGCTTCGGCGCCCTCGACGGGTGCGAAGTAGCGGAACCACGGGCGATGCCAGGCCGGAGCCGGGAGCGGGCCAAGGGTCTTGACGGTGGACATTGTTCCTCCTGTGCTGAGCGGCATCGCGCCGCGGTGACATCACGCCATCGCGGCGTGATGAAGATGATCGGCAGGTTCCTCGCGGCCAACGCCGCTCCCCCGCAATTGGGTATGCGTTCAGTGCGTCAGACCGAGATCCGCCCGCATCAGCCGCAGGATGTTCTTCGTCGTGACGGTCAGGTCGGGGCGCGCCTTGTAGAAGTTCCGCCACCGCATGTCGTCCGGCTTCAACTCGTGCTGCAGCCGGATCAGCTCGGCGCGCGCGTCCATCGCGGACTGCGCCCAGCGCGCCTCATGCGGGTTCTCCGGAGCCGGGTTCTCCTCCCACGACGGCACGTTCACGCAGTTGCAGTGCTTGTGCCACTCCGACGACTCGTAGGTGACTGCCTCCATCGTCGACAGATATGCGCAGAAGGTGCAGGCCCCGGCCGTCGCGTACCGGCGGATACCGCGGGATAGCGGGTCCGCCGCCGATGCCGTCAGCAGCGTCCGGCGGTCGGCTTCTGCAACATACGTCTGAGCGATGCCCTTGAGGCGGTCCAGGATCATGAGCGCCGACGCCTCATCGAACTGCCCCGCGAACAGCGGCGCCAGCGCCCAGGTGATGTCTTTCGACACCTGATCCCCGATCGCCGGTCGCGCGAGATCTGCCGTGAACCCTGGCGACGGCCGGTTCGTCTCGTAGAACAGCGCTCCGGCGACGGCCGCCGTCTCCCCGTACTGGGACACGACCGCCGGGGTGGCGGCGCGGACTTGAACGGCGACCCTCTCCGGTGATTCGTTCAGGATCGATGCCGTGTAGCCCACGAGGTCGTCCTGCGCGAGCGTGGTGATGTCGACGATGGTTTCACGGTGCTCATCGACTTGCGATAGCAGCATCCTGATCCCCCAAAGCGGTTCGCCCCGCCGCGGCGGCCACGTTCGCCGGCAGTTGGAGCGCCTGTGTGCGGCGCTGCTCTGCCTGGAACCGCAGGATCTGCTCTCGCGAGAGCCCCGCGTACTCCATGCCGACCTCCGAGTTCCCGAAGCCGTCGATGCTCGTGGCTAGCTTGCTGAACGCGTCGGCGCGGGCCGACGGCGAAACGATCGCGGGATCCGTGAACTGTCCCCGCAGGCTTCGCATCTCCGCAGGCAGCGCCGAGAGCCCGTCGCGGAGCATCACGCCCATCTGCATCGCAGACACCGCGCCGGCGCCCCACGTCGTGTTCGCGTCGCGGGTCGTGGTGATCAGCGTCTCCTTGGCCGCGAAGATCGCGTCTGCGCTGGACGGGTTCGATGAGTCGGCGAACTTCACCTCGAGATCCTGATCGTCGGCGAACAGGTTCGCCCACATGCGCAGCTGCTCTACGTGTGGCTGCGGAGACGCGCCGGTGAACCGGTGCAGGTCCGGCTTGTCTTCCTTCGCGTTCGATTCGGTGTCGAGCGCCTTGATCCGCCCCATGACAGCCGACCAGCGGTCGTTGCCGACGAAGCTCTCCACGTCGGCGCCGAACAGCCAGTACTCGACGGCGGAGTAGAACTCCGACGAGACCTCGCTGCGGACGATCGTGCGCAGCGCCGAGTCGGAGTAGCCCATCGACGCGCGCGTGATGCGCGAGTGCCCGAGAGGGCGCAGCAGCTCCCATCCGTACACGAGGGGGGCGACGCTGACGCGGCCGAGGGGGTTCGGGATCACGGTCACGACCCACGCCGCCGACCAGATGCGTTCCTGTCGGGTCAGGGTGATGACCTTCTCCGGCGTGTACATGACCATGAGCGTCGGCCTGTTCCCACGGTCAACGTCGACGATCGACAGGAATCCCGCCAGCGCACGCCGGCGACGATCCCAGATGGCCGCTGACAAGTCCGCGGCGCGCGGGATCACCTGTACGTCGGGCTCGCCTGCCTGCACGTCGCCGTGAGAGACCGAGAGGAAGGCCGGGCCGTGCACCGCGGATGACACCTGCGCGCCGGGGAACTCGATCTCGAACTGGTTGTCGGCGGCGATCTCGTCGACGCCGAACGTCTCGTCCGACGTGGACACGAAGCCCTCGAACTTCGACCGGTCGGTGACAGCGCGCACGCCCTTCGCGGTCCACCCGAGAGCGGAGTTGATGCCGCGCATCTGCGGAGGCAGCGAGATCCCGAAGTCCTTCAGCGCGGCCTCTCCGTCGAAGTACGTCGAGCGGATCGCGTTCATGCGGCGCCGCTTCTGCCATGTCCGATAGAGCTCGTCGAACAAGTTCGCGTCCTGATGGTTGAGCGCCAGCCCGATTCCGCCGATCAAAGGATCACCCCCGAGCCTTCCCGCTTCTTGCGTCCCGTGCGTGCCCCGAAAAGGGCGAGACTGACAGCCTCGACCGGGGTCTCGTCCCCGGCTGGCGATGCCCAGCCCCATGCGCCGTCCCGCGCCCGCTTCTCCTGCACCGCCTTGTCGGCGGAGTCGTCCATCTGCACCTGACCGGATGCCAGGTGGGTGAGTATCGGCTGCTCGCCGCGCTTGACTGCGCTGGCGGCGGCCGTGGCCTGCTCGAGCAGCAGTCCGCACGCCTGGAAGTACTGCGGAGTCGTGACGACGATGATGCGTCGCCGCGGCACCCGCCGCTCGATCAGCAGCCGCTCGAGTACGATCGCGCCGGCACGCCCCGAGAGCACGATCGCCGAGGCGCGCCGCCACCGCGGTACGCCGTCGATCTCTTCGACGAACCAGTCCGCGAGCGGGGCGAGGGTCTCCTCGACCGGCCCCTGCTGCGCGTCGATGAGCTCCGTGTGCGCACGCTCGCCGGCGATGATGCATCCGCCGAGGGAGACGCGCATCGCGTCCGCTGAGAACGCGACACCGTACGCGCGCACGCCATCAGTCGGCACCTGATCAGCACCGACGGCGAGCTGCGGCCACAGCTTCTTGAGCGGGCCACCGACCGCGTTCTCCTCGTCCCAGATACCCAGACCCTCACGGGACCAGTCAGCCGGGTCTGTCAGGTTCTCCCGCAGACGGAGTATCGCCTCCCACGGCGTGCGGTGCGGGAAAGACGGGTTCGCCTTGGCGAGCACATTGCGGTCCTCGACGTCGTCGTCCCGGTCGGCGCCGACCTCGACCCAAAGGGTGTCGAAGTCGACGGTCTCGCCGGCAGCACGGCGCTTCTTGACGGCGAGCGCCTTCTTCCTCCGGGCCTTGAACACCTCGGCCGGATCCTCCGGCTTCGGGGGCGTGCCCATGTAGATGATGAGCGGGTTCTTCACCGTGTTCGCTGCCGGAATCATGTCCGAAAGCGCCTTGGCCTTGAGGATCTGGCACTCGTCGAACACGACGATCGTCACACCCGGGATGCCTCGGCCGAAGCCGTGCTCGCGGGCGCCGAACATGATCCGCGACCCGTTCGTGAACACGATGCGCTGTTTGCCGTTGCCAGCACGCACCGACCGTATGTACGGGGCGATGCGGCGGCGCTTCGCCAGCGACGACAGCGTCTCGAACGTCTCATCCGAAGTGGCCGAGTGGTGCGCGGTCCACAGCACCTTGATCCTGGGGAAGATGATGCACAGCGCGAAGATGATGGTCCCGATGGTGAAGGTCTTGCCCACCTGGCGGCAGATCGAGATCAGCACGCCTCCGATGCCGGCCGCGTAGAGACCGTTCTCGCGCTTGGCGAGAATCGCGCGCCCGAGCCCCTTCTGCCAGGGATCGTGCGCGACGCCCATCTTTCGGCACTGCGCCTCAACCGAGGGATACCCTGTGGTCTTGATCCCCGAGGGCACGACGAGGTGCTTCGCGACGTCGGAAAGCTTGCGCTCAGAGGTCGTCGGGGTCGAGGTCTTCGTCGGGCGCGGACTCGGCATCTGCGGCCTCCTCGCGTTGCCGCTGCTCGAGCTCGGCGATCTCCCGCATCGTCTCGCGCAGCAGTCGCGCCGTCGGTGGCAGGTCGCGCCCGGACAGCCCGTCCGAGATCTGCTTCGCGTACAGGTCGCGCAGGGCGATCAGCGACGCCATCTCGTCGCCCGACTGCACCGCTTCGAGTAGCGACTTCGGCGCTGGCGCATCGTCCTTCATCCACGTCGACAGCGTGTTCCGGGAGATGCCGAGCGTCTTGGCGACCTGCGCAACGGATTGAGCAGCCTTCGCCTTCGCGACAGCATCCGCCTTGAACGCCTCCGAGTAACTCTGCTTCCCGCGAGATCTCGCGGAAGTCGACTCCCCCAGCGGACGAATCTGCGCCGTCGATCGAGCCATGCCAGACGCCCCCTGTCCTGGTGGAAAACCCCGGGGAGAGATCGGCCCTGTCCCCGGGGTTTTCCACCA